GGTAATACCGCCGTTAAGGTCCAACGCGCCTGCCATTGTTACGTTAGTCGTTCCAGTCGGGATGCCCAGTACGGTGGCGTCTGCGTCGTTGACAAGCGTCACATCGTTGGTCGAGCCTTGGCCGGTCAGGATGGCTCCCAACACACTTGTGTAGCCCAGAGCAGCATTGTCACCGGCAGAGGTATCGCCGTCAGGTTCAAAGGTTGTCGCGGTCGCCACGCCTGATGCGTCAATGGTTGTGACAGTCGCCGCAGCGGGGGTGCCAGAGCCAAGTATGCCGTCAAGCGTCCCAGTAAACCCGGTCGCTGTGACCTGATCTGTAGCTGTGATAGCGTCTACAAATAGGTTGGCCCAGCGAACTCCGGTCGTCCCCAAGTCATCGACGGAATCCGTATCGCTGACAACGTCATCACCGTGGGTTGTGACGCCAACTATCTTAGCCGCACCAGCCACAAACGCCGTGCCTGCCACACCCAGCCCACCGTCTGTGTGGATACTTCCTGTCGTGCCCGACGTACTGGTCGTAGTGTCGTCGACAGACAGAATACTGCCAACAGTGGCAGTTCCCGCCACAAACGCCGTACCTGCCACACCCAGCCCGCCATCCGTGTGAATGCTGCCTGTCGTGCCTGACGTGGATGTTGTGGTGTCATCGACAGACACAATTCCACTTGTGGTTACAGTCGTCGCAGTTATAGCTGCCGCCGTTAAAGCACCGTCAATCGCCGCTGCACCGGTAACTTCCAGAGTTGCAATCTGGAGATCTGACAGAGCATTTACTACCGCTGCCCCAGAACCCGCGCCGTCGCAATAAACGATGGCATTTTTGCCATTCTGGATTGTTATATTTGCCCCAGAACCCTGCGTTAAGATAACCGAGTAAGGACCACTAGATCCGGAATCGGTAGTGGCGTTCTCAAAGATGAAATAAGCTGGGGCAGTATTCGGGGCTATCGTAACCGTATTGTTACCGCCCAACGCACCTGTAAACTTAATTACTCGGTACATACCGTCCTGAAGGTTCTCCGTGCCGGAACCCGGAGAGGCTTCTCGAACTGTGAGAGTGTGAGTGGTCCCAGAAAGAGCCACTGCTTTATACGAGGCTATACGATCCAGAATATCGAGGTTGTGGTTCGTCGTAGTGCCCCAAGCACCGGACTGTTCACCAGAACCGATCTTCTCTATGCCAAAACCTGTTGTATATGTCGATGCCATTGTATCGTTCCTATGCCGCTATTTTCGTCCAAACAGGGTCTTGTGTCTGCGTTATTGGGTTCCAACCCGCAGCCTGACCCGGAACAATTTCATTCCAAACCAATACTTGTCCTATCTCCGCAGCAGCCTGAACCCCTGTAACGGAAGGCTCTACATCAATCCTAACACTACCCGCTGCGGTGGCGGCTGAAACCCCCGTAAGCGTTACATTTGCCAGCCCTGATACTGTTACGCTTCCCGCAGCAGTGGCGGCTGAAACACCTGCCGCTATAATACCTAAGTCAACCCGGACACTTCCTATAGCCGCAGCGGCTGAAACTCCAGTGACCGGGACCGTTAAGTCAACTCTTACGCTTCCCGTAGCGGCAGCGGCTGAAACTCCAGTGACTTCAACAGTGAGCGGGGTATTCCACGCTCCTGAGTTCCAAGTCCCTCTGTCCCAGCCGGTAATTAAAGCCATTACGCAATCCGTATTAAGGCATTATTCGCATCATTTGCAGGCATTGTAACTGTAAAATTACCGGCGGTAGATGAACTATCACCTCCAAAGTTAATAACGCAAACTGCTGGTTTAGCCGCGTGTGTCGTGTCCCCAGCAGTACCAGCGTTCGCTAACGTGGAGTTATAAATCAGGGCACCCCTGGCATTCGTGATCGTCGCCGTAGAAAACGTCACATCCGCCATGTCAATAAACGCTGTAGGAACGGAACTGCTATTGTCCCCAAGTCCAATTGTCGCGCTCGCAATCGCAGCGCCGCCCGCCGTATAGTTAGTACCACTGACTTCGTTTCCGGTGGTATAACCTGTGGTGTCCGCATCTATCGAGGCGCTATTCGTAAACATAGCCAGCTTAAACGTATCCGCTGCGATGGAAGACCCGTCACCACGAGAATGCGATGTCCAGAAATGGATGCCTGCATTTATCTCGCGCTTGTAGGTCCCACAAATTGCTGAAGTTCCGATAGCCATTACAGTCTCCTTATAATCTCAGCCGTGTCACCGTGGCCTTGTTGGTTTAGCAAGGCCAATATTGTGGTTCTCTCATTCTCGGCCATCTTGTTCATATAGAACACTAACACTTCTTTTAATTTTTCTCTATACTCAATAGCCTGATCGCGTATCGCGGGTGGGGCGCTGCTTGAAACAATCATTATCTTGTTCAAAGCCATCTCCGCCATCTGTTCCGGAGTATGACCCCCATTATCAGATGTGAAAACTAGAGCGTTACCAACAGCCGCTGTAGAAAACCCGTCCATGTTTAAGCCACAGCCCTTCGGACGCGGTCATATCTGTACTCGTCGCGAGTCTGTAGCCCTTCTCCAAGATTTTTTAACCATTGCAAAGATTCTTGGAAACGCTGGTTATACAACCCTAGAAGGTCTGGCTCGCCTTTTAAGAACGTATAAGCCTCAACAAGGGCTCCATACAACAAGGCCAGCTCCGCGTTATCTCCCAACCAACTCGTACCACTCGCAGACAATGTAATTGATTGAGGCCGGTAGAAATAATGAAGTTCCATTGTGAAAGCTGTGTCAGGGGTAGGTGCCAGTAAAAACGTGGCCTCATCCCAATCCGCATAATACAAGGGAGTTCCAGTGGTTGCCGGGTTAGGTGTGTAATCCTGCAAGGCCGTGGCCTGCTTGTATAATAAAAACTCCTTGGCGGAATCCTTTATTACACTCAGCGAGTTCTGTGAAAGAAAATCGCTAGGCTTGGAAAGATACTGGTTTCCAGAAGAAGCGGTGCCTTGCGAGGATTTCCTAAACACGTCTAGCTGGCACTCCTTCAGAATGCGCTCTTCGGCGTTCAGAATAAAACGAGGAAGCTGGTTAACAAAAGTCGTTTCCGTGCTCTGCACGTAATCCTGTATCGCGGTTTTAAGGGTTGTATATGTATAAGCCATTGTTCATCCCCATTACGTCACAAACCCATTACCTAAATCAACGATAGGTAATGCGGGTAAAGTTACAGGTCCAGCCGAGGCCGTTCCACCGCCACCTGATATGCTGCCAACCGTTGCCGTCCCACTAGATGCCGAGAACGTATAAATATCTGTTTCGGGGTCACCGCTGCTATCCGTAGGCACCGTTACGGAATAACCACTAGAGGACTCCAGTACGGCTTCGGTGAATCCATCAAAAGCCTCAACGGTCCTAAAGCGAACTGTGTCCCCCGTCGAATAACCATGTCCAGGTTCCGTAACCGTTATAACCGCCGAACCACTGGTCGAAGATCTAAAAGGATTCAAGGTTAATAAAGCTGCAACCTCCGGTTCTGTTCTGTCTGGACGTGCGTTCCTCAAAGACTGCGGGTCCGCAATAACTCTTTTAGGTTCTATCTGCGGCTGCTTGGACTCATATTCATCCGGGCCAACCAGACTTCCATTCCACTCTTTTAGCATTACACGTAGCGGATAAGCCCTGCCAGATCGGTCTGACAAACCTAATGAGTGTTTGCCCGAAGCATATCTAGGCATCAGGACAAACTCAAAGAGGAGAAACTGGGAACCAATCGGAGTGCCGTTCTTTCAGAATCTTCACTAGCGGCCCTTTGAAACTCTTCCTCATATATAGCTTTCAATGTCGGCACCAGTTGAGGGGCCTTCTTCATCGAAAGATAGTAGGACAACCCTGCCGTAAGGCACGGCAGAAACCTAAAAGGTATATCTGCGGTGTTTACGCCCGCATCAGCGTCTTCAATACGACGAACCCTGTAGTAGATAAGCTGGTCTGTAGAGTTCTCCGGAGAAGGCCATAGCGTTATTGTCGGGGTTACTAAACGGTCCACATAAAACTGCGATGGACGCCCCTGCGTTGTCTTGTCAGGTGTGTCCAGATAATCCCCACGACTAATTCTAGATATACCTATGTCGGAGCCGCTTCTACGCACAACTGCTTCCAGAACGTCTACAGCCGCCTGGGCATCAGAAAGGCTGGGGTCTGTAGTGATCGTAGTGGAAACTCCGGACTCGTCACTGGCATTGCTTGTTATAGCCTCTCCAGCGGTAAAAGGTCCGGAAGGAACGGTTATTGTTATAGTCGTTGAGGTGGGCTTGGATAAAACTTCAGCCGTGGTGCCGCTGGCTGATCCGGTTATAGTTCTACCCACCACAAGATCAGTTGAAGAGCCCACCGTAGCTGTTATCGTACCAATAGGATATGTAGCCACCGAAGAGGATGTGGAATACTGTACAAGTGTTTGCGTAACTTGCTCAACCGTCCACAAATTAAGACCGCGATTAGCCCATTCCGCAAAAAGCAGATTCAAGGAGCGACGAGCCGTCCGGGCATCGTATCCCGTCCTGAACTCGCTACCGCACCTCTCAAAGGCCTCTTCCGTAATCTCAGCCATGTCGAGGTTAAAATCGACCGATCCAGAAGTGGTCATCGTCTAGTACTGCTTCGAACAGTGCAAAACCACTGAGTACGTGTCACCGCTACTATGACCAAGCGTCGTAAGCTGAATATCCCCAGTGTTGCCGCCGGAAGCCGCCACATTAGGGAGACCGCTTATGTCCGAGTAATCTAAAGTGTCTGAATAATCTGCCGGTAGCTCCACGGCTATAACATCCGTAGATGCATCCCAAAGAAGTTTGACACTCATGCCAACGTTGCTGAACGTGATTTTCTGGATACGGACACCCGTGCAAGCTGTTCCATCCTGTAAAGCGGAGAGGGCAGAAACATCCACCTTAACAACCGCAGCTTCACCTGTTCCGTCGCTTGTATTTGTACAATATATGATGGCCTTCTTAGGCCCATCCTCTACCGTGGTGGCAGTTACAGCATCAGCCATTGTAGTCTCCTTATAATAGGACGGAGGTAATTAAACCCCCGTCCTATAAATTAAGCTATAGTCGCAATAGGAGTGGACAGGGCTGTTGCCATCCAAGTGGAGTTAGTTCCATCATCAACAACGCATGTCATCGAGATGCGTGCATTAGCTACTGTTGAGTTTGGCAAGGTCAATGTATCGCCCGCAACATCGCTAACAGGGTTAGCCGCCGTACCAGACACCAAGGTCAACATGCCTTGGAAACTAGACACTGCGGCACCCGGCAGTACAAATGTGGTTGTTACACCTGCACCAACAGCTACCGTAAGCTGAAAGTCATACGTCACACCTACATTGCCTGTGGACAACGCTGGAAGGTTGACAATATTTGCTGCTGCACCGTTGATCAAAAACAAAGTTCCTGATTGAGCCGCCGTCAAGGTCTCTGTTTTTGCCCCTGCCGCGTTGAAATCTGTGTTAACAGAGCGTCTGGCAGTAACATAACCACTACTGGTTATGTTGCCGCTGGCGTCTATGTCAAAATTGGTAGTAACCGCGCCCGTTACCGCAGCAACAGAAATCTGCTCGAAGCCATTTTCTGAACGGACGGGGCCATTAAAAGTCGTGTTAGCCATCTGATTTCTCCTTACGAGAGATATGCCCTAGAGTCTTCGTAAGCGTCTGCTGGGACAGTCGCTAGGGCTATATAATTCCCAGAAAGTAGGGGAGAGTTTCCCCTCCCCCTTTTTCTTACGCGCCTTTAGATCCGTACACGCAACGGGGATCAGAGTAACCGTAGCTATAACGCTCACGGGCTTTGAACCGTACATTGCCTGTATCAAAGTCGCCTTCCATCTTCGTGGACATCGGCATACGTTCAAAGTGAACGAAACCGCGAGGTGCATCCGTCTTAATGAAGAACGCATCCGTGTCTGTCAGATAGTGGTTAACGGTATAACCCTGCGGGAGCATACCCATGTTCCGCGTAGCGTTAATATCGTTGTCAGCCGTGCCTGGACGAAGTGTAGACTCAAGAAGACGATCCGCGACAAATTGAAGTGCCGGTGGGATAATCAACTTCTGCCCACGAACCGAGACTTTAAGGCCGCGCTCATCGACAAAAGCCGCAATGTCAATAAGGGCATTCTCAAGGCTGGTTTCGTTCAAGTCAGCATCAGTGCTGGGCTCATTACGAAGCGAACCGTTGTTCACCAAAGGGTGATCCGTCGCGCAAAGCTCTTTACCATCACCGCCAGTAAAAGTGTTGTCAAACGCGTTGTTCAACGTAGCCGCACCCTTTACCTGTTTGGTGTTGGCCATACTCCGCGCCAAGGCTTTCGTATAGCGAGAAGCCAAGCGGTCATAGAGGTTATCCTCAATGGCCTCTTCCGTGATCGAGAAGGCTAAGGCGATGGTCTCGTGCGTGTACCGAGCGGTATACGCTTCTTGAGCATCGTCAAAGGTGATCGCGGAACCTTCCTGTTTAACGGGCGCAGACCCGAAACCGGAAAGCATAACCTCTTCCTCGAAGGCGCGTTCCGAAGATTCAGTATCATAAATCTCCGAAGATTCATCATCGTACCGAGCGTACTCAAGGCCGAAAAGAGCGTTAAGTCCGGGTTCCAGCTCTTTAGCTAGTTGGGCTCTACTAATAGCCATTTTTCAATCCTCCTACACGCCAGTGGTTGAAACGGTGCCAGCAGCAATGGAACCCGTAGGTGCATTAAAGCTGTTGTTCAACCGGACAATTGCGCCAATTCCAGCGGCTGCGAAATCCTGATTCTCAGGATCTTCAGTCCAACCCATAACTCGTAACGTCAAGCTATTGGTTGTTGCCAGAGTACTAATAGCCAAACGTCCCAGTGAAACACCTGTAGCATCGGTGCCCGTAATGCCCGTGGAAGTACTAGCATTCAAAAACACACTTGCGCGTGCCGTTGCTTTGCTTGTCCACGTCGCATCAGTCGCAACTACATACAACTGATTAGGATCGTCATTGATAAAGGCCTTAACGGGGTGGTTTGTATCTGCCCCAGAACCAGGCCAGTAGTTGCTCCAAACTGGTTTTCCAGTTGTACTGGAGACATACTCACATCCTTGAAATACGCCCAGAGCACTAACAGTCCCACCAGCGGCATTAGATGTATGGTCGATATACCCAGAAGCGAGGGGTACTACAATCTGTCCGTGGTAGAGTTTGCCAGCGTTATCTGAAGCGATTTCATACGGAGTATATCCGGTAAGACCAGTGGAATTTGAACCTCCGCCCAATTTACTAATCGGACGTAGGCCAAAGCTTCCATTACTGTTAGCCATTTCCTATCTCCTAGTCCTCATTTTGAGGACCTCCAAAAGTTACACGAGACTGCCTATCAGGTTTGTTAATAGGCATTGCTGGATGTTGTTCACGAGCTAGGTCGTTATCAACAGCCGCCATTTGGTTGAGTGTCATGTTGCGGAAGTACGCATCACGCTCCTCAACAATTTCAACCGGAACTCTTGCAAGCAGTAATCCACCTACACCTATGACACCAGCGTGCTTACCATCCTCGACAGTAGGAACCTCAAAATCAGGGTATTCATCACCACGTACCAGTTCCCAACCTTCGCGGGAGCGTGCTGCTACGTTTTTACGGTCATCAAAACCCATTACTTCAGTTCTAATCCATCGATGCTTGTAACCCTCTGGAGGGGGTGGTGCGTCCAACATGGACGGTGGCTTCCAAGGTTCTCTGCGTGCTTGCCCTGCACGAGTTTGGTTGGCTCTAGGCGTTCTCGTAGACTTTTCGCGAGATGTGTTCTCAGTAGTCATGGCTAGTCCCTCACATATTTAGCATATTCTTCAAGCGGCACATTTAACTTCTTAGCAATGGCAACCTGAGACGGGGTTAGCCGCACAGTTTTCCGTCCACTTTTTTTGCGGGATGCGGAAGATTCAGCCGACGCAACTTTTCTTCCCCCGTTGGTTTTAGACTTGGATTCTAGTTTATGTGGAAACTCTGTCCGAAGTCTAGAATTTAATTCAGTGTAATACTCATCTGATGATGGGTCAAACCCCTCATCTTCGACTAAACGACGATGAATACCAAAAGCACCATACGTCATAACCTCGTCAGTCCCAAACCATTTATTGTCCGAAGCCCAGGATTCAGCCTTTGGGTCGGGAGTTGCTTGGGGTTGCTGTTGAGGTTGTTGCTGTTGAGGTTGTGGTGCTGGCGCAACCTCCGCACGGGCTTGCTTGCTACGAGCAACGTTTGCCGTTGACTTCTGTACTGTCAGATTTGCCAAGGCCTCTTGGGCATCTACCAGTTTATCAACGTCACCTGTCTCGTGAGCATCACGAAGGACCCGTTTGGCCGTCTCTAGTTCACTTGAGATACGCCCGTCGAACTGCTTCAGGTAACCCTCATCCAGGTCTACCATCCTTTTCTTTAAGGACTCGTTCTCCTTACGGACGTTTTCAGCAAACTCTAGGGCTGTCTGCTTTTGTCGCTCTTCTTCTCGAAATCGTTTGGTTAGCTGGCTAATCCTCCCTTGGACCCCAGAACTATATTCTTCAAGTTCCTCCGTAGAACCGTCAGACTCCACAACATCTGGCGCGGCAGCTAAACCCGCATCAGGTGGAGACTTATCTTCTTGAGGTGAAATATCTACCTCGGTGTGGTCTTCGTCGTTGTCACCAACGTCTATCTTAGATTCTTCAGGCATGGTCGTTCTCCATGGGTTCTTTCTAGATGTGCTTAATGTCGTCAGGCTCAAGAATCGTCGCTATGACCTCATCATCGTTGATGACGCGGACTTCGCCGCCCTCAATCTTAAATCGGGCGCCGGCATAACGGCCAATACATACCCAATCACCTTCTTGACACCATTTGCGGTCTTTATCGTCACCGAACTTTGCAGAGTCCTGGTAGGCCAAAGGACCCACCCTTAAAACATAAGCAACAACCGTCGCCAATGCTTCCCTGTCACGAA